GATAGTATTAGAAATTCGTAAGAAAGATGATGAAGGGTGGTGGTATAGTATGGTTGATAATAATGGTGAGGAATTCTATAGATATGTAAAAGTAAAACTGAATACTTAAAAAAAATAATGTCCATAATACCACACAACAAAATACAATATTACTATCTTGATGTAGATGATGATGGTGTCCTTACCTTCCCCCCAGAACTTTTAAAACAGACTGGTTGGGAAGTAGGAGACTCTTTACAATGGACTGATAACGAAGATGGTTCTTTCACTATAAGGAAAGTATAAGGACACCTGAGGAACTGTCCACTCTATCACTGTTTAGTTTCAATCTGCCTTATAATAGGTTCATACGAAATCAAATGGTATGGCCCTCAAGTACATTGGATCTGTCTTAAACCTTGTTAACGGTTACTCGCAGGCAACTCGACCTAAGAATGTGGGTCAGATGAGCGAACTGATTAAACAGTTTAGAAAAGAAGCTGATAGTCTTGGATTGGATGTGAATTCTGTTGAGGATTGGGAAAAATATTATGATGGTAAAGATAAGATTGATGCGGCAACGGATAAAGTTTGGGTAATGTTTCAAAACCTTGTCGAAAATGCCAAAAAGACAACAAAGGAAGACTGTCGTGAATGGGTTCAAGATCTTGTTATTAACAAGACACATTCTGGTTTACAAATTCAAAATGACGTGCTAAAATCATGTGCTGATGGCAAATCCTATCGTCTTGCTAACGTAGAGGAAGAAGCAAAAGGTATTGATGGTTTCATTGGTGATGAACCAGTGTCTATCAAAGAAAAAAAATATAAGAATAGTATTAATGCTGGTAAAGAAAAGATTCCTTATCGCATCATCTATTATACTAAAACAAAAAAAGGAGTACTTAAGATTTATGAATGAAATCATCTGTTCAGATTCTCTCGTTGCACTGAAAGAAATGGATGATGAGTTTGTTGATATTGTTTTGACTTCACCTCCATACAATTATGGTATGGAGTATGATTCTCATGATGATGCTGGTGATGCTGATGAATATTTTGATCAGATCATGGAAGTATTTGTTGAGTGTAAACGTGTTCTAAAGTCTGGTGGTAGGTTAATTATTAATATTCAACCAAATTATAAACAATACTCACCTACTCATCATAAAATTACTGAAAGAATGATTTCTGAAGGTATGATCTGGCGAGGTGAGATCATTTGGTTGAAAAATAATATTAGAAAACTAACTGCTTGGGGTAGTTGGAAGTCACCATCATGTCCTTATCTTTCATATCCATTTGAATTTATTGAGGTGTATAGTAAAGATACTTTGAAACATCCTGGAGATAAAGAGAATATTGACATTACTAAAGATGAGTTCATCAAGTATGTTAATGGACATTGGTCAATAGCACCAGAAACAAAGATGAAAGAGTATGGACATCCAGCAATGTTTCCAGAAGAACTGGTAGAACGTTGTTTGAAATTGTTTTCTTACAAAGATGATGTTGTTCTTGATCCTTTTAATGGAGCTGGAACTACTACATTTGTATCAAATAAATTAGGTAGAAAATATATTGGTATTGATATGAGTGAAACTTATTGTGCGATAGCAGAAAAGAGAATTGCAAAATTTAATCCTCTTGCCAAATTTTTATAAGTAGGAGTAACCGTACCCTAAAAAAAGCAGTTTGTGCCATAAATATTGGTGGATGCCTTCGGGGTCTATAAAATACAAACTCGCTTTTAAAGGAGAAGTTAAATGAAAACAATACCAGGGATGGATTGGGCTAATATTTACAGCCCATTTAATGTAGGATTGGATGATATTTTCAATCGATTAGAATCGATGAGTGCTCATAATGTCACGTATCCTCCATACAATTTGATTAAATCTGATGATCATCATTTTGAAATAGAAATTGCTCTAGCAGGATTTGGTAAGGATGAGATTGAAGTGACGACAGAGACTAATGTTCTTCGGGTTTCTAGTAAATCTAAAGAGAAAGATAAACGAGAGGTTCATTATCTTCACAATGGATTATCGAAACGTGCTTTCCAGAATTCATGGCAGTTGGGTGATGATGTTAAAGTTTGTGACGTTACCTTCCGAGATGGTCTTCTTACTGTTAAACTGGAGAAAATTGTTCCGGAGCATCAGCGTCGGATCAGTTATGATATTAATAATACGATCTCCTCAAATGAGGATAGTAAGGTCTTATTGACAGAATAAATAAGGTGTGTTATAATACAAATGTTTGAGGTAACTAAATGGCTATAGCAATTGTCGTTCTCCAGTCGGGAGAACGTGTGATTACAGATCTGCAAGAGGTTCGTGAAGAGAATAAGGAGGATGGTAAACCCATGTGCCTTATGTTTATTCGCCCATATAATTTGAATGTTGAGAGTACTGATGCTGCTGTAGTTAATCAGGAGGTTCAGGTTCGCTTTAGTAAGTGGGTTCCTTATTCTTCTGATACACAGTTTAAAGTTCCTTTTAGTTCTGTTACAGCAGTAGGTGCTCCTGATCCTGGACTTGCTCAAGCATATGAGCAGACAGTTCAGCAAGCAGTTGCCACAGAACAGGCTGCTGGTAATGCTCGTGAGGTTACTCAGGTTCCACCACCTGCTGCTGATACTGGATTCTCTTCTGGTCAAGGATTTGGTGGTGAAGATGAACAGCATGATGATCATATTCCTGGATATCCAGATACCACAACACTTCCTGATGGTAGTGTAGATTTGGATCACATGGAAGAGAATCTTCCTCCTGTAGATGAGAATGTTTCTGTTGATCCGGATAACTTCTCTCAAGCAATGGAAGAGACTGCTCCTCTAGTAAATGAAACTGAAGATGATCAAAATACTACGACTTGATGGTTCATGGGTCATTTCAGAAGTTGAAGAAATTCCTGGTGTTGAACTAGGTGATCCAGATTGTATGCTAAAATGTCCTCGTGAGATCATCGATGGTGAATTGAAGCAATATCCTCCTTATTCAAAAGATGAGGATATTGCTGTCAGATCAACTGATATCTTTGTGATAACAGAACCGGATGATGATATTTTAAATTTATATAATGGTTAAATGAAGTTCTATACCAGTGTTGAGCAGGCAGGTGATGCAATTCTGGTTCGTGGTTATGAATATGGCAGATCATTCCAAGATAGGGTAAAGTTTAATCCTACTTTGTTCCTCCCTTCCCCCACTAAAGGGAAGTGGAAGACATTGGATGGTAAGAATGTTCGTGCTGTGAAGCAGGGTACTATTAAGGAGTCTAAGAAATTTATTGAAGATCATAAAGGTCTTCCTGATTTTGAAATTTGTGGTCAGACTAGGTATGTGAATCAGTATATTTTTGAAGAATATCCTGATGAAGATGTTAAGTTTGATATAAACCAGATTCGTATTTTTACTATTGATATTGAAACTGGTGCTGAGAATGGATTTCCTGATATTCGTAGTGCCGACCAGGAGATTCTTCTGATTAGCATTAAGGATTCATATTCTGGTAAGGTATCTGTATTTGGTACACGTTCTTTTGAGAATACTCATAAGGATGTAAACTATATGCACTTCCAGACTGAGGAAGGTATGTTACGGGCATTCCTTCATTATTGGTCTTCTAATTACCCTGATGTAATCACTGGATGGAACGTTCAACTGTTTGATATACCTTACATTATTCGTAGGGTCGAACGGTTGCTTGGTGGTAGTGAATCAAAGATTATATCTCCATGGAAAAATGTTTATTTTCGTGAGATCTTTATCAAAGGTCGTAAGTATATTGCTTATGATATTACTGGTATTGCGACTCTTGATTACTATGAATTGTATAAGAAATTTACGTATACGAACCAGGAATCTTATCGCTTAGATCACATTGCTTTTGTTGAACTGGGTGAGAAGAAATTAGATCACTCAGAATATGATACATTCAAAGAATTCTATGATAATGATTGGCAAAAGTTTGTAGAGTATAATATCATTGACGTTCGTTTGGTTGATAAACTAGATGATAAGATGAAACTTTTGGAACTTGCTATTACTATGGCATATGATGCCAAGATTAATTTTGAAGATGTATACTCACAGATTAGAATGTGGGATAACATCATATATGTTAATCTAGCACGTCAGAATATAGTAATTCCTCCTAAAAAGGAGAGTAATAAGGATCAGCAATATGTAGGTGCTTATGTTAAGGAACCGATTCCAGGAAAGTATGATTGGGTTGTTAGTTTTGACCTTAACAGTCTGTATCCCCATCTTATCATGCAGTATAATCTTTCACCAGAAACCTTATTATCAAAAAAGCACCCCAGTGCATCGATTGAACGGTTACTTTATAAGAAAGAACAGTTAGATAATTTAGATGGTGTTGCGTTATGTGCTAATGGCACGATGTATGACACTACATTTCAGGGTTTTCTTCCTAAACTTATGGAGAAAATTTATGAAGAACGTACCATCTATAAGAAGAAGATGATCGAAGCAAAGAAATCTTATGAGAAGACTCCTAGTGTCGAATTAAAGAAGGAGATTGCCAGGTGTAATAACATCCAGATGGCACGTAAGATCCAATTGAATAGTGCTTATGGTGCTATTGGTAATGAACACTTTAGATACTATCGTTTGGAAATTGCAGAAGCAATTACTACATCAGGACAGTTATCTATTAGGTGGATTGGTAATAAGATGAATAAGTATCTTAACAGGGTACTTAAAACGGAGGATGTTGATTATGTTATTGCTTCAGATACTGATTCCATGTATCTTAATCTCGGTCCTTTGGTTGACCGTGTATACGAAGGGAGAGAGAAAACTGATCAAGGCGTTGTCGCGTTCCTTGATAAGATCTGTCAATTGGAATTTGAGCCGTATATTGAAAGTTCTTACCAAGAATTGGCCGACTACTTAAATGCTTATGAGCAGAAGATGGTCATGGCACGAGAGAATATTTCTTCTAAGGGTATCTGGACTGCAAAGAAGAGATACATTCTGAATGTGTGGGACAGTGAGGGTGTTAGGTACGAAAAACCCAAGATGAAAATCATGGGATTGGAGACACAACGATCTTCTGTTCCACAGTATTTTAGAGATAGACTTCTTGATGCATTTGAGATCATTATTGATGGTACTAATGAGGATATTTCTAACTTTATTACTAAGGTAAAAAAGGAAACAAAGGAACAAGATTATTCAGATATAGCATTTCCACGTGGTGTTAATGGACTTGAAAAATATAAAGATCCTACTGATATTTACAGTAAGGGTACACCAATTCATGTGAGGGGTGCATTGTTATATAATTATTACCTCAAGAAGTATAAGATTGAACATAAACATCAGAAAATTCAAGAGGGAGAGAAGATCAAATACATGTATTTAAAGACACCTAATCCAATTCATGAGAATGCTATTAGTTTTTTTGGTGAATTGCCTAAAGAGTTTGGTGTTGAGAAATATGTCGATTACAACGTACAATTCGAGAAGTCCTTTTACGAACCACTCAAAACTGTGCTACAATGCATAGGTTGGTTACCGGACGCACGAGTGTCATTACTACAATTTTTTTAATATGGCTGATTTTTTAAAACAAGTGATTAAAGATAGCAAGAATGAGTTTGCTTCTCTTGCTTCTGATGGTATTGCTGCAGGTGATGTAGAGTCTTTTGTTGATACTGGGAGTTATATTTTCAATGCTTTGGTTAGTGGCAGTATTTTTGGTGGTATTCCTTCTAATAAGATCACGGCCCTGGCTGGTGAGACCGGCACAGGTAAGACTTTTTTCTGTCTTTCTGTTGTTAAGTCCTTTCTTGATACTAATCCTGATGCTGGAGTCGTATATTTTGAAACTGAATCTGCCATCTCAAAAGAAATGGTTGAGACGAGAGGTATTGATTCAAAACGGTTAGTAATCTTTCCTATTAATACTATTGAAGAGTTTAGAACTCAAGCTGTGAGGATCATTGATAAATATATAGAGAGTTCAAAGGATGAGAGGAAACCTCTCATGTTTGTTCTTGATTCACTTGGCATGTTAGCGACTAATAAAGAGGTAGAAGATGCCTCTAATGAAAAGAATGTTCGTGACATGACTAAAGCACAACTAGTTAAGTCTTGCTTTAGACTTCTTACCTTGAAATTAGGTAAGGCAAATATTCCCATGATAGTAACCAACCATACCTATGACGTTATTGGCTCGTATGTTCCTACTAAAGAAATGGGCGGGGGTTCTGGCCTTAAGTATTCTGCTAGTACGATTGTATACCTCTCAAAGAAAAAAGAAAAAGAAGGAACCGATTTGGTCGGAAACATTATTAAATGTGAGGCGAAAAAGTCCCGTTTAACACGTGAAGGATCCAAAGTTGAAACTCGTTTGTTCTTTGATTATCGTGGTCTTGAGCGTCACTATGGTTTGTTGGAACTTGGTGAGACTGCAGGACTATGGAAAAACGTTGCAGGACGATATGAAATCAATGGCAAAAAGATATACGCCAAGCAGATTTTATCTGACCCAGAAAAGTATTTTTCTAATGAAGTATTGCAAGCATTAGACGAAACTGCTAGTAAGGAGTTTAAGTATGGAGAGGGTTGAAGTAACAATTTTACGGAACCTTTTATGTACAGAAGAGTATTATCGTAAAGCAGTACCTTTCCTTAAACCAGAATATTTTGAGGAATTATCTGATCGAGTAATTTTTGAAGAGATTCAGAAATTTTCTGGTGAATATGATAGAGTTCCTACGCAAGAGATTCTGATTGTTAATTTACAGGGACGTTCTGATTTGAATGAGGATGTATTTAAGGCATCTGTTCTTCAAGTTAAGGAGTTTAATTGTGATGAAGTAGATGGGGAATGGTTACTTGATACTACAGAGAAATGGTGTCAGGAACGTGCCGTATACAACGCTCTATTGCAGTCTATCAAGATTGCTGATGGTAGTGACGAGAGACTGAGTAAAGACTCCATACCGACCATCCTACAAGAGGCTCTATCAGTGTCTTTTGATGAGTATATTGGTCATGATTATATTGATAATGTAGATTTACGCTATGATTATTATCATAAGAAAGAGACTAAGATTCCTTTTGATCTAGAAAAATTTAATCTGGTGACCAAAGGTGGAATATCTAACAAAACTCTTAATATATGTCTTGCTGGTACTGGAGTTGGTAAGTCTTTCTTCATGTGTCACATGGCTGCTAGTGCTTTACAGCAAGGAAAGAACGTAATCTACATCACATTGGAGATGGCAGAGGAAAAGATTGCAGAAAGAATAGATGCTAACTTATTGAATGTAAATATTAAGGATATTGCTTCTATTCCTGAACAAATCTTTACTTCTAGGGTGAAGGAGATTGGTAGGAAGACAGAAGGTAAGTTGATTATCAAAGAATATCCTACTGCTAGTGCTCATGTTGGTCATTTTAAGTCACTTCTGTCGGATCTTAGGTTAAAGAAAGACTTTAAACCTGATATTATCTTTGTTGATTATCTTAATATTTGTGCATCACAGAGGTATAAGGGATCTGTAGTTAACAGTTATACTATTGTTAAATCAATTGCTGAGGAATTAAGAGGACTTGCTGTTGAACACAATCTCCCGATTGTATCTGCCACTCAAACTACTCGTTCTGGTTTTGGTAATAGTGATCCTGGATTGGAGGATACTAGTGAGTCCTTCGGTCTTCCTGCTACTGCTGATTTTATGTTTGCGTTGATTAGTTCTGAAGAATTGGAACAATCTGGACAGATTATGGTCAAGCAATTGAAAAATAGATATAATGATCCTACATATTATAAGAGGTTCACTATAGGTATTGACAGATCCCGAATGAAGTTGTATAATATAGAGAATGATCCGGATCTACCTAGTGATGCGAAGGATCAATATGATAACGTCGATATAGATGACGTTGATAAACTTAACCGTAAAGATAAATTTAGTACTTTTGTGATATGACTGTAAATTTTAAGCGTTATGAAGAATTTGTATCCGCTGTTACTTCGGATGCTTCAACCAATTTTGTCGATTTTGCTGACCGTATTGGTGAACTTGACAGACAGGGTGCCAATATTGAACGTCTTACCACTGCTGGTGTTGGGATTAATGCTGAAGGTGGTGAGTTCCTTGAGATCATTAAGAAGATGGTATTTCAAGGCAAACCATGGACCGATGATAATAGAGAGCATCTTATTATTGAGTTGGGTGATATTATGTGGTATGTGGCCCAGGCTTGTATGGCTTTAGAGGTTGACTTTGATGAGGTTATTGAGACCAATATTAACAAACTAAAGAAGCGTTATCCAGGTGGAGAATTTGATGTACACTTTAGTGAGTGCCGTCATGTAAATGATAGGTAATTAAATGAAATGATTAATTTAGATGAGAGATACCAATCATATATTGGTAATCCTGCTAAAGGATTGACTATAGATGGTATTAAAGAACAGGTGACTGGGTATGGGTATCACTGTAATGGTGATGAAATTCTTGGTTACTATGTTATCACAAAAAACTATAAACTCTATTACAATAGAGATGAGCAGTTTATAAAGATGGAGCCACATGGAACTATCGATTGACGATAACGAATTGGAAGTTATTGTGAGACAATTATGGAAGTCACGCAAGAACGTAGGTGAACCATTGGTTGATCCTTTATATGAGAAGATTAAATTGGTCAAGGAAGTACGAGATGCTAATCCTGGTGGACCATATAAGAAGATATTGCGGGAAGAACATGGTATGGTAATCTAAATAAGAGAAAGTATTCTTTTGTCTGATGGCCAATAAACAAACAGAGTGGGGTATATTAACTGGTAATTGGGTTAGAAGAGCCACCGATGTAACTGATTGTCTTATTGGTGAAGGATATAACTACCTATCTTTTAATATTAATAATGTAGCAGATCCCAAGAGTGGAAAGAAGATAGTTCTTGGTTTGAAGGTAGAAGTACCAGAAGCAGAAAGAACTAGAGCAGTTAATAATATTAAGAATGCTTTAGTAAATAAGACTGTAAGTAATTGGAATCAGGGTAAGTCAAAGTATAGTTTTCGTGAAGGTACTCCAGACAGGCAAATTGATATTCCTGTTACAGTAGGTAAGACTGAAAAATTATTTCGTATATATGTAAAACCACTAAAGAGTGGTGGGTCTGGTGGTGGTGCAGCACAAACTGCTATTAATGAATGTACTTTTGCTGTGTATGCTTCACTACGTTATAATGTTATTAAGGCAGATTTAGATCCTGAACTAGGTATTAGTGAGGATCATTGGAATGAAGCATTTAATTATTGTAGACTTGATAAGAGTAAGGATAGGGTAGGGGTTCCTGATATGCTTTGGCACGTATCTCATTGTGCTGGAGTAAATAAACTTCATCAACGTGTGACGATGAAGGGTACTGGTAATGTTATATTCTATCGTGGCAAGGATATTGATGGTAAAAATACTGTTAAAGGAAGTTTATCGAAAGCATATAATAGGGTAAAGAGTGAAATTGGTGGTGTTTCCGAGGATAAGTGGAATCCTGCTGATGTGTGGATGTCAGTTGATGGTTTTACATCTGATCTTGATTCCAAGCCGTTTATTGATGATGTAAATGATTACATTTTAAAACTTGCTGGTACAATCACAACAAATAAAATATCAGATGCAACATTGGTTGGTATTTCTTTAAAGAAACTTGGTGCTAATGCTAACTTTTCTATACTTAATGCTGGATCATCACAAGATAGGAAGGATGCTGCTAAATCTATAAAGTTTATTAATAAAAATCAACAAGGTGGGTATCAATTATTCTTTGAGAATAGAGGAGCAAATCCTATTGACTTTTATTTGTATTATAGTTCTGGATTCTATGATAAATTCCAGTGTAGAAACTTTGGTGGTAAGAAGGCATCGTGGCAGATAGAACTCAAGGGAGCAACAGCAGCACATGGTCGTGTTGGAGGTGAGCAAGTTGCTAACATAGTTAATAAGATAACAGGAAAAAATGCTTTCCCATGGAAAAACCAAACTTTCCATTCAGAATGTGGTAAAAAACATTCACAAGCTAATAAGATTACAAAAGAGATTGTTGATCTTTTAATAGATTTTGACGCACAGAATATTAAAAAGGGAGATTCTATTATCAAGGATAGAGATCAGTATACATTTGAGATTTCTCAAAAGGAACAGGAGTGGAGGTATAGTAAATTGAATGGATTGCGTTTCTTGAAAGCATTGGGGGATAATTCTGAACATGCAGATCAAATAGTACAATCTCTTTATTTGTATGCTAGTTCACAACTAGATAAGTCATCTCTATTCGTTAAGATATACTAATGGCAAACATAGAAAAGCTAAAACATTTAGAACATCTTGAGGATGAGATGCTTAACTATGGAGTTGAGGGTTGTAAGAGAATTGTTGGTGATCTTAAAGAACTTCGACAAATGTTAGGGTGTTCAGGAACGTCATATATACAGACCAAATGGGATGGTAAACCCGCTGTAGTATGTGGTGTTGATCCTATTACTAAATTATTTTTTGTTGGTACGAAATCTGTATTCAATAAAGATTTTCCAAAGGCTGCAGTGTCTGAAAGTGGAGTAGATTCTTACTACGGTGAGATACCAGACCTAGCAGAGAAATTAAAGATATGTTTGAGACACCTTCCCAAGTTAGGGATTAAAGGTGTGTTGCAAGGTGACCTTTTGTACACTAAATCTGACTTAAAAACAGAGAGAATTCATGGTCATAATATGCATGTGTTTAAACCAAATACAATTGCATATGCTATTCCTACAGATCATGAGATTGGTAGGAAAATAAAGGGATCCCAGATGGGAATAGTATTTCATACTCATTATACTGGTGATGATCTTCCTACAATGGTAGCAAGACCAGGCATTGGGGAGAAAATAGGTCAGTCTAAAGATATAGTTAACATTGATAATGATACTCCAATGCATAACGTTGGTTTATCACCACAAGAGGAGAGAGAATTTGATCATACTGTTGCTAAAATTGGTGAAGAATGTAGGAAGTGTGGTGATTTTTTAGATGAACTTGTGTTATCTGGTGGTGGAAAAGGTAATCCAACAGGTGATGACAAGTTTAATATTGCACCATACGTTAAGAAGTATTTTAACCATGAGATATCACATGATAAGGTGACTACAAAAGTTGATGATACTATGCAGGGTTTGCTTAATTTTTATTATCTCTCTGTAGAGAAAGAAATTATAAAAGGTAAGCAAGCAAAAACTGTTGCTTCAAAGTTAGCAATAGTTAAATCTGGTATGGAATATTTGATGGAGAATACTGCTAAATTTAAGTCAATGATAAACCTTTATAGGTTGATTCAAAATTTAAAATTGCAGATCGTTAAGAAGTTAGATCCTCTTGAGAAGTTTCGTACCTTTGTTTTGAAAGATAATAAGTATGAGGTGACTAATCCAGAAGGGTATGTCTTACATAGAGATGGTAACATGGTTAAGTTAGTTAACCGTCTTGAGTTCTCTAAAAATAATTTCATGGCAGGTGGAAATAGACCTAAAAAACCTGTAGATGAGAGAATTTCATCTCTAGTATACTCTCAATACAAGGGTTATCCTGGAAAGAAAATAGTTATATCATTTGGTAGGTTTCAACCACCTACAAAAGGACATCTTGCTAACCTTGATGAGTGTAAGAGGGTAGCACAACAAGAAGGTGCTCATGATTATAGAGTTTATCTTGCACAGAAACATCAATCAGATAGTAACTATAAAGAAAAGCAGGGTACTGATCCATTACCACCAGATAGAAAGTTATATTGGATGGTTAAGATGTTTGGTAGTAGACATCCAAATAAGATATTTGGTGGTCATAGGTTACCAAAGAATATGCTAGCAGAATTAATGATGCAGGGTTATCGTCATGTGATTTTTCTTGCTGGTCTTGAAGATTATAATACGTGGAATAATTATTTGCCGAGGTATAATGGTATACCACCATGGGATTATACCTTTTTTACTTTTGAGATAAGGAGTTCTGGTGATAGACTAGAAGGAGTAAAAGGTACAAAACAAAGAATTTATGCAGCAACAGGAGATTATAAAAATTTTGCTAGTAACATTGAAGGATTATCAGAAGCTGATAAAAAGAAATTTATGAAAGAACTACAACAATATATACCTCCAACCTATAAAGGAAAATAAAATGAAGAACTTTAAAAAGATACGTGAAGAGGCATTGCGTCAACAGGTTAGACATGATGATGTCTTCCGAGAGGGTGATAACATTATGTCATCAAAGACTGGAGACAAGGGTACAATACATCGTAT